ACCATATTATGGTATCAAGAGTTGGCACTACAATAAAATTATTTGTAGACGGAGCAGTACAAGCAACAACTTCAAACAATACTAATTTAGGTACTACTAAGCCGTTAGTAATTGGTAACAACTATGCCGGTACACAAGGCTTTAACGGACGTATAGATGACTTTAGAGTTAGAAAAGGTGTTGGAGTAACAAACGCATTTAGTAATCCTACAGCACCAACAGTAGTTGATCAATATACAGTTTTAAAATTAGACTTTAATGGTGATAATGGATCACAGATTTTAGTAGACGATGATACATTCATTCAAGACATTGACTTTAGTGCAGGCGGAACTGCAACAGGATTAACACTAATTGATCATTCAGACTTTGGTGGAGAAATTAGAAGTATTGCAAGTGCAAGTGTTTACGGTAACTATGGAATACATGGCACAGGTAGCGGATCAGTTGTTTATGCAATTGGTATGAACCTTGCTTACATTGGCACAGGTAAAGACGTAACTAATGACAACACAGCAGTAATACAAGCAAATGAAGTAGTTGCTAATAGTGATGCAAACGTTTACTTTAGTACAGTTGACCACAAAGGCGACTTTAGAGTTGGAGACTTGTTTAGAATTAATCAAGAAACAGGCGAAGTAACATTTACTAACGCAGAATTCTTGTTTAACAATAACCAAGGTATTACATTTACTGACGGAACAAGCACAACAATAATTGACGGAACAAAAGTTGAAAGCGGAAATATTAGAATAAGCGGAAATACTATTAGTAGTACAAGCGGCGATATTAATATTAACAGTTCAACAAGCACAATTAATTTACAAGATAATGTTAACATTACAGGTAACTTAGCTGTTGCAGGAAACGTAACAGTTGGTGGCAACATCACACTTGGTGACGAAGACACTGACACAATTAATATTAATGCTAGAATTGATAGTGATATTATACCTAATCTTGATGACACATACAAACTAGGTACAGCATTACTAAACTGGTCAGAAGCAAACATTGGTAAAGTATACATTGATGATATTATTATTGATAATGATACAATTACTACAACTGCAAGTAACGGTGATATTAATATTACAACTAACGGCGTTGGTCAAGTTATTATTGACAACATTGAACTTAGTGGAAATACTGTTGCTAACCCAGGTGGAGATATTATATTAGATCCAAGTAGTCAAACTGTAACAATTGATGGTACAGGATCTTTAACATTACCTAAAGGTACAACAGCACAACGTCCTGGATCACCTATAGCAGGTATGATACGTTACAATACAGATACTTCGGTATTTGAAGCATACACTACTAGCTGGAATACACTAGGTGGTGTATATGATCTTGATAGAGATACTTATATCACACCAGAAATAACACCAGGTGCAGATGACGATACATTACGCTTTTATGCTGGTGGATCACTTGTAGCTGACGTTACTTCACAAAGATTTGATGCAAAACGCTTAGAAGTTGATGATATTGCTGTACACGGTAACGTATTAGAAACAATTACAACCAATCAAAACTTGCTTTTACGTGCAAATGGAAGCGGTTATGTTGCTGTTGAAAACTTTAGTTTTAACGGAAATCAGATAACTAATACTATAGACGGTGCTATTACTTCATTAAAGCAACAAGGTTCAGGGTACTTTAAAGTTGATGGCACAGGCGGTTTTGTTATTCCAGTTGGTAATAACGCAAATAGACATCCTAGTCCAGAACTTGGTATGATGCGTTATAATACAGTGGAAGACAGAGTTGAAATATATGATGTAGGTAATAACTGGGTTTCAGTTGCAGGTGCTACTGGTGCTGTTACATTTAACGATGCAGAGGAAATTGCAATTAAACTTGCATTAACAATTTAGGAAAAATAGATGGCAACTAATTTTAAAAATATTATAGGCAAAGAAATTGGTACTCAACGGGTAGCAGTTTATACAACACCGGCCGCAACAAGTACAACTGTTATTGGTATGAACATTGCTAACTTAACAGGTAGTATGGTAAGCGTTGATATCGAAATTGGCGATGAAGCAAGTTCCATTGGATACATGATTAAAGGAATGCCTATTCCTCCAAGTACTGCAATGAAGCCAATTGGTAAAGGTGAAAAAATTGTCCTTGATGCAAGCAATACGTTATATGTTACATCGGACACAACTGAGTCACTTGATGTGATTCTTAGCTTAGTGGAGATAGTATAATGAGTGATGGTAGTTTAGGACAAAGTCTTTCAGATATGGTCAACCAAGTTGACGCAAGATACTTTTATGGATTACGTAGAACATCTGAAGGCGAACTATACTTTGGTAAAGTTGATCAATTAAAAAGTCACGAAAGTATTGTAATTAATAACGAAGGTGATCCTGCAGAGAATTACGAAGATTTCCAACAAGGAGAAGACTTTCTTGAAGGTAGAGATGTAAACCATAAAAGGGTTTACCTAAATTTAAACTATGAGCAGTTTAGATGGGATAACAGAAACATTAGTTACTATATTGATGATGGCGGAAACTTAGTAGCAAGAATTAATGAGGATTATACATACCCGACAGGAGTATGAATAAATACGTAAAAGGTAAAGAAAATGGCAGAATTTAAACTTAGTAGAATTAGATTTAACTGGAAAGGCGAATGGGCCGGGGGTAGTGATTATATCGTTGATGATATGATACAATACCAAGGTTTTACGTATGTAGCATTAAAAACACATACAGCAGGAACTTTCTACAATGATGTAGCAGGTACAGACGTTACGCCAGCAGAACCAAAATGGATTAAACAATCAGAAGGTAAAAGTTGGAAAAATATTTGGGCTGTAAGTACACATTATTCAATTGGTAACTTAGTAAAATATGGTGCTAGTATTTACGAATGTACTGAATCACATACATCTGCCGCTACATTTGTTTCAGGTACAGACGGTCTAGTTGCTGACATTGGAAAATGGACATTAGTTGCTGTTTCGTCCGCTGACTGGAAATACAACTGGACAATTAATACACTATATAGAACAAACGATCTTGTACGTTACAATGGTAAAGTTTATAAAGCAACTAATCAGCACGTTTCTGCCGCAACTACGCTACTAGGACTTGAAGCTAACCAAGCAGACTGGACTGTATTATCAGATAGTGATACATGGAGAGCTACTTGGTCAATTGGTACAAGATATCGTGTTAACGATATTGTTAAGTATGGCGGTATTGTTTATCAGTGTGTTCAAGGACATACATCAGCAGATTCAATTACACTTGGACTAGAAGAAGATCAAGCTAAATGGGCAGTTCAGGTTGATGGTATTGAATATGTATCAAAAGTTTATACAGATGCAGATTCAGGTGTCGTAACTATTCAAGGTATTTGGCAAGCAGATTATAGATACAAGAAAAACGATATTGTAAAACGTGGCGCTAACTTAATGAAGTGTCTAATAGGACATACTTCAACAGCAGGATCCGCCGGCTTCAACACAGATTACGGCACAAGTAAATGGACAATATATTTGCCAGGTAGCGAATATGAGAATGTTTGGGCAGATAACGTTTACTACCAACCAGGTGATACTGTACTTTACGGTGGTTACATTTATAAAGCAGTTACATTTAATACAGCATTGAAACCAAGTTTATATGCAAGTGATTGGAACGTATCATTTGAAGGTTATAAATTTAGAGATGATTGGAACGGCGAAGACGGAGCAAGTTCATTTATAGATTACAAAACAGGCGACTTAGTACGCTTTTCAGGTAGCTTATATATTGCTATCCAAGATAGCACAAACTTACAACCTGATGCATGGCCAGCATACTGGGAATTAGTTATTGACGGTAGACAATGGCGTGACTATTGGGAAGACAATATTGAGTACTTTAAAGGTGATATAGTTAACTGGGAAGGATCTTCCTATACTTGTTTACAATACCATCGTTCAAGTGAATCAGCATCAAGACCAGATTTAGATGTAGAACAACCAGATCAAAACTATTGGAAAGTTGCAATACTTGGTACACTAACTAACAAGTTAGCAAGAAAAGGTGACTTAAAAACATTCCAAGATCAAGATTCTACAGCAATTGACACATTACGTTTACCAATTGGTGCAACGGGCCAAACATTAAGATCAACTAGTGGCATGCCAGCATGGGATACATTAGATTTACAAGATAATTTATATTATGTTTCACTTAATGGAGTTGATGATGCAACACAAGGTGGATCATTAAATGCTCCATTTAGAACTATTAGATTTGCAATGAATTACTTATTAGCAAATGAACCTATGAGAGTTGGTGAACACGCAACAGTTAGATGTATGGCAGGCGAATTTGCAGAAATACTTCCAATTAGTATTCCAAGTAAAGTTGCACTAGTAGGTGCAGAACTTAGAACAACTACAATTAGACCAGCGATGACTAATCAAGGCGATGTTGTATTAGGCGAAAAAACTTATTTACATGGTGTACCACAACCACAAGTAGCATTAACTATTCCATCAGCTAACAACATATCAAATATGTTTTATGTTAGAAATGGTTGCGGACTTAGAAACTGTACACTAAAAGGATTAACAGGAGTATTGGTAGGACCAAACAATTACGGAACAAGTCGCCCAACAGGTGGAGCGTTTGTTTCATTAGATCCAGGTACTGGTCCAGACGATACAAGTGTTTGGATTGCAAACGTAAACAATATGCAGTATACACCAACAACTGGTACTTATGCACCAACAACAGGTGTAATGACATTAACTCTTCCAACGGCACAGTATACACCAGTAGACGGAACAACTTATGATCCAGCAACAGGCCAAATGACATTGGCATTTGCGGCAGTACACGGATTAGCTGTAGGCGAAGAAATTAGCTTTGATCCTAACAGTTTGACATTTACATGTGCTAAAGATAATTATGCAACAAATCATACATATCCAAGAATTACAGATCCAGCATATGGTGAAAAACGTCAAATTGTTGCTAAAACAGATAAAACAATTACTGTAAATGTTGGCGTTAACCCAGACGGAGTATATGATCATAAATTTATAAGTTCTGATAATAACTCAATAAATTGGGCTCATAATATTAAAATAGGAAACACAGTTACTATTGATCAAGGTAGCTTGGTTTGGACTTGTGCAATGGATAGTCATGCAACAGATCATCCTTATCCAAGAACTACAGATCCTTACTACAACGCAAATATCTTAATTACAAATGTAAGTGGTAATGTTATTACAATGAATATTGGAATAAGTTCTAACACTTCTGCACATTTATTTAAAAGTGCAACAGCAGGTGCTGTAAACTTAAAAAGAATTGCAGGCGGTAGATCAACATACGTACAAGGTGTTACAACAATTGGTAACAACTGTGTTGGTATGAAGATTGACGGAGCACTACACAATGGCGGTAATAGATCAATCGTTGCTAACGACTTTACACAAGTACTAAGTGATGGTATTGGTTACTGGGCAACAAATAGAGGACGTTCAGAACTTGTATCAGTCTTTACATATTATGCACACATTGGTTACCTAGCAGAAGCAGGCGGAATTTTACGTGCTACTAACGGTAATAACTCATACGGAACATTTGGTAGTGTATCAGAAGGATTTGACTCAACAGAAACTCCTCAAACAGCTACAGTTAATAACCAAAGTGGAGAAGCAACAGTAGACGAAGTTTGGTCAACAGGTACTTCTATACTTGCACTAGCATATAAAAACACAGGACAAACATATACACAAGCAACAGCATCAACTACACAAGCATCGGGTGTTGGATTAGACATGCAATTTGAAGAGTTTAGACAAGGCGCTATTTCAAAAATTGATTTACAATTACCAGATGACAGTACAAACGTTGGTGGTAGAGGATTTAAATCTTTTGGTAACTCAGCACAAGGTGGTGATTTATCAAGTATTATTTTAGCGGCTTCAGAAGTAAGAACTAAAGCACAATTAGTAGGTATGCGTATTGTTCTTACTGAAGGTACTGGAGCTGGTCAATATGGATGGATTCAAAATTATAATCCAGCAACATTTACTGCAACAGTATATACAGAATCAACTAACTCACCAGGTTGGGATAATATTGTTCCAGGTAAATTAAATGTAACAGCATTATCAGCAACCACAGTTTACTTTTACGAGCCAAGAGTTAGTGTTGTAAGTCCAACGTTTAGTAAGTCTAATAATAGTGTACAAACAGGTGCATTAGATATTGGCTATAGTCCAAGCATTGGTATGTGGTATTATGCACCAAGTGGAACAAATGACTTTTATGTTTCAACAGACGGAGCAGTTTGGACACTTAGAGATTTAACAGACTACAGTTTAAGCTGGTCAGGTTTTGCTAAAACTGGTCCATTAATAGCGGCAGTTGCAGACGGTAGTAACAAACTAGTATATTCAAATGACGGTATTAACTTTGATCACTCAACACTTCCAGCAACTACAACTTGGAAACATGTTGCAATAGGCGGACCTAATAACGATACTATTATGGTATTAGCAACAGGTAGTGCAAACATTTATAAAAATACACTTGACACTGGAGGAGATTCAACACAAGTTCCTTCAGGAAGTTGGACCACAGTAGCAACAGGCGGAAGTGCAACTACTTGGGTAGGATTAGCATACGGCGCAGGCAAATGGATTGCAATCGCTGAAGATGGTACTACTGTTATTTCAACAAACAACGGTGTAACATGGACAACTGGAGCGGCAGTAACACCTGCGTCACCAGAAGTATACAGTGATTTAATTTTTGGTAACAACTGTTGGATTGCAACAATGGCACAGTCAGATAGAGTTATCTACAGTGATACTGGTACTGCATGGTCAGACTCACAATTAGTTGGAGACTCAGGTAGAGAAAACTGGAAAATTGGTTATACACAAGGTGTATTCTTAGCAGTAAGTAGCACTGGTACAACAGTAAGTTCAGATAATGGATACGGTTGGACAGTAAGAGAAGCTACAGGAAATTTAACAGCAATAGCAGGCGGACTTAGAAATAACTTGCCAACATGGGTTGGCTTATCAAATGCAGGATCAGTTGGTAATATTATTACTGGTGGTGCAACAGCATTTGCAAGAGTTGAAGTAAAAGATGGAAAATTAAATCAGTTTAATATTTACAATCCGGGTAGTGGATATATTACTCCACCAACAGTAACAGTTATAGACCCTGAAGAGTCAGGAGAGCCGTATTATGTTGTTGATGTTAACAATGGTGCTTTACCGCAACCAACTTTTGTTAATAGAGGTACAGGATATCAAAGTGCGATTGTAACAATAGCTGGTAACGGTTTTGGAGAAGAATTACAAATTGGTAACACTATGAAAATTAGTGGACTAAGTTTAATTCCAGGACCAGGTGCAAACGTAAGATTTACAGGCAGTGACGTAATTTATAGATTAGTTAAAGTAACTGCACAAAGTGGAACTGCACCAAACATTGAATTAACATTCCAAATTAGTCCAGTATTAGGTCGTGCATTAGCACCAATACACGGAACAGGAGTTACTATACGTGAACGTTATAGTAGCTGTAGACTTACAGGACATGACTTCCTAGACATTGGTACTGGTAACTTTACTAATACTAACTATCCAGGACTTTATGTATTTGGACAAACTGCCTCAAATGAAACAACTCAAGCAAACGAAGTTGTTGAATCAAACGGCGGACGAGTATTCTACACAAGTACAGACCAAGATGGTAACTACAGAGTTGGTGAACTATTTAGAGTTTCACAGGCACAAGGTGGAGTTACATTAAGTGCAGACTTCTTTGACTTAGAAGGTTTAGATGAGTTAAGACTTGGTGGAATTAGAGTTGGTGGAACACAGGCTGTTATTAGAGAATTTAGTACTGATAACACTTTTGTTGCTAACTCAGACAATATTATTCCAACACAAAATGCATTAAAACTATATATAGAAAATAGATTTAATGGTGGTGGATCTAATTTGTTTACAAACAAACTAACAGCAGGTCAGTTAGTATTCGAAGACACTACATGGTCAAACACAGCTGGGGTAAATATTCCAGACTCACAGGCTAGTGTATTAGTTGATATGACTATTAACGGGCCATTAGGCGGTGGATTAGCCGCAATGAATATGTTTATGTCGGGCAGAACTGAACGAGATGACTTTAACGGATAATGATAAATATGTATAATATCAAGAACGGAGCAAAAAATGGCAGAATTTAAGCTAGGTAGAATTAGATTTATTTGGAAGGACTCGTGGACAACAGGAACGAGTTACCTAAAAGATGACGTAATTAGGTACGGTGGACGTACTTACGTTGCGGTGAAAGGGCATACTTCAAGTGCTGATTTCTACACAGACGCATCACATTGGAACTTATTCAGTGATGGTACAAAATGGCAAAGTGATTGGTCAACATCAACATTTTATAAAATTAATGACATCGTAAGATATGGTGGTATTATTTACATTTGTAACACTGGTCACACAGCACAATCAACACTAGAAGCTGATCAATCAAAATGGGATCAGTTTGCTACATCCATTGACTGGAAAGACAACTGGGTAGCTGGAACAATTTATAAAGCAAATGACTTGGTAAAATATGGTGGTAACATTTACTTGTGTAACACTGGTCACACTGCCGCGGCTAGTAATGCACTTGGACTTGAACAAGATATTTTAAAATGGGATTTGTTCTCAGAAGGTCAAGACTGGAAACAGAATTGGGCTATTTCAACTCGTTACAAAATTAACGATATTATTAGATATGGTGGAACACTTTATGTTTGTAATACTGGGCACACTTCAAATGCTACAGCCGCAGGCGGACTCGAAGGAGATCAAGCCAAGTGGGATTATTTAAACAAAGGTTTTGAATATTTAGGCGAATGGGTTAACGCTTATAGATATAAAGTTAACGACATTGTACTATTTGGTGCAACACTTTATATTTGTACTACTCATCACACATCGGTTGTTACTAATAATGATTCACAGTTAGGTACACTACAAGCAGATATTGCGAATTGGGAAAAATTTGTACCTGGATTAGAATTTGAAAATTCATGGCAACCAGATGAAAGATATCAACCAGGTGACTTTGTAACTTATGGTGGTAACCAATATGTTGCTAATGATAATGTTTTCGCAGAAAATCCTGCATCAAGTTCTAAATTTGATCTAGTAACTTCAGGCTTTAATAATAGAGGTGACTGGGGAGACGACTCTACTAACCAAGATTACAGAATTGGTGATGTTGTTAGACTAGGTGGTTATACTTATCTAGCTACTGCTGACAACCAAGCACAACGTCCACCAAACACTACTTATTGGTCAAGACTAAACCAAGGTATTGAATGGAAAAACGGTTGGACAACTGCTACATTATATGATGCAGGTGATTCGGTACGTGAAGGCTTAATAAGTTATATTTGTATTCTTGCACACACATCAAGTGGTACTAATAAACCATCTGCAGATGATGGCACATATTGGAACACACTAGCAAGTGGTGCTGAAGAATCAGCAATTACTACTCAAGGTGATTTACTTTATCGTTCAGGATCAGGTCCTGCAAGATTACCAATTGGTGGTGAAGGCCAAGTATTAAGTGTTAGTGCAAGTGGAATACCTGAATGGAGAGACTTTGGTCTAACTCCTGATGTTTACTATGTTGCAACTAACGGTGCAAATAAAGTATTCCCAACAGGTGGAGCAACACTTGATCGTCCTTGGAAATCAATTCGTTACGCATGTGAAGAAATTGAAAAAGGACCTAAGAATCCAAATGCGGCATCACTGTTAGAAGAAAACAGAATGTTTATAGCATACGAAACTGCTAAATGGGCTAAGAGACAAATCATTACACAGACATCACCATTCTTTATTGGTTTTGCTTTTGATGAAGCTAAGTTCCAAAGACTAGCAGGGTTTGCTCTAGACGGTATTGTATTAGATCTTAAAAAAGGTGGAAACATACATACTGTTAGAGTTGCACAAGCAATGAAAGACAACGTAAGTCCAGATTACTTTACAACAGGTGGAGAATCACAAAATGTTGCGGCACTTAACTTTGTAATTGATCTAGTAGAAGATGTACTAGACAGTGCTACACCTCCAGCAGACTATCAAGATTTAGATAGTGTTGCGTCAGGTGATAGATATTTACAAATTAAAGATGCTACAAGAGTTGAAGAAGCAACTGCATTAGCAGAGTTAACAGCAAGTATGGCTATTATTACTTCAGCAGTTTCGCTAGGTTCAGGTTATACAGTTCCAACAGCAAAGAAAACACACAAAGTTGTCTATGTTAAAACAGGAACATACAAAGAAGTACTACCTATTAGAGTTCCAGAACTAACAGCTATTGTTGGTGACGAACTACGTAGTACAAGAGTTGAACCAGCAGGTCAGCAAACACAAGCAAGTGATACAACTTATTCACTAGCTGGTATTTTGCATATGAAAAGTATCATTGATGATATTATTGAAGGTACAGCTATTACAAGACAAACTGGCAATACACTTACGCAGAATGTTAGTAAGCCGTGGAGTACTAGTGGTGTATCAACTTATGTTGAAAACTTATGTACAGAACTTTATGATCAAATTGATTATTTAGTTAACGGCGCATCAGGCGATAGTACAGCACCATTATATAGAGGTGCGAATGCTAGAGTTGACGATCAAACTAAGTTTGCGGCGGCAAGAATACTACGTTTGAATAAAGCGTTTATTGGCGAAGATGTAACAAAATATATTAATGTTAACTATCCGTCATATACGTTTAACGAAGCAACTTGTAAATCAGACGTTGCACATTATGTTGATGCATTTATATATGACTTAATTAATGCAACAGGTGAAGGTAGTAACTATGCTACACTAACAGCAGGATTAATGTATGGTAATAGTGTAAACGGTTCTGTATTAGAGAATATGTACTTACTACGAGATGGTACAGGTATTAGAAACCAAACATTAGGTGGTTTAACAGGAACATTAAGTTCAGCAAACGCTTACGGAACTAAACGTCCAACAGCAGGAGCATATTGTTCATTAGATCCAGGATGGGGACCAGATGATGATCGTGTATGGATTACAACACGTTCTCCATATGTACAAGGTGTAACAAACTTTGGTACTGCATGTGTAGGATTAAAAATTGATGGAGCACTACACAACGGTGGTAACGATTCAATTGTTGCTAACGACTTTACACAAATCTTAAGTGATGGTATTGGAGCATGGATTACTAATTTAGGTAGAGCTGAACTTGTATCAGTGTTCTCTTACTATGCACATATTGGTTACCTAGCTGAAAACGGTGGTAAGATACGTGGTACTAATGGTAACTGTTCATATGGTGACAGAGGTGCAGTATCAGAATTTATTGACGTTACTGAGATTCCAACAACGGGCGGAGTTAACAATAGAAAACTTGAAGCACAAATTGGTAGAGCATTAACAGACGGCAATCAAATTATACATTTTGAATATACTAACGCTGGTAACAACTACACAAGTTCAACTTACACAATTAGTGGAGATGGATATGGTGCAGTAGTAGCTAACGGTAACTATGTAAACAATGGATTGTTTGAAGTTAGATTACGTAACCCAGATGACGGATCCAGTTACAATGAAAAAGATACTAACAGCGATGGACTGTTTAACGATTCAGACTCAATTGGTGGTAGAGGTTACTCTAGCAGTGAAAACACTGCACAGGCAGGTAATACAACTAGTATTACATTGTCAAACACTGAAACAGCTAACAATACAAAATACGTTGGTATGAGAGTTGTAATTACAGCAGGTACAGGTGCAGGACAATATGGATTTATTGCTTCATATAACTCAGGTACTAAAGTTGCAAATATTGCAAAAGAAAGTGATAACGCGGCAGGCTGGGAAACATGGCATCCAACAAACGCTGTTGCATCAACACTTGATGCTACAACAGCATACAGTATTGAGCCAAGAATCCAAGTAGTTGGTGGCGGTGGTAGTGGTGCTCAAGTTAGAGCAGGTGTTACAACTGGCAGAATTACACAGTTCTACATTGTTAATCCAGGTAGCGGTTATACAAGTACTCCAACACTAACAATTACAGACCCAAGCGAAACTACTGAAGTTCCATGGCAGTGTAGAGTTGGTAACGGTGTACTAACACAGCCTACATGGACTGCAAGAGGTACAGACTTTGAAACCGCTGGCGGAACAGTAACAGGTGATGGATATGCTGACATTTATCAAGCGGCACAGTTTATGAACGTTTACGGAATGAGTGATGTTCCAGTTGAAGGTGCAAACTTACAACTTGATGGCGACAGCAGATTCTTTAAAATTGTGTTTGTTAGAGAACTTTTAGGTAGTGCAGGTAACTATACTGCTAACTTACAAGTATCACCAGACTTAGGAGTTGAAACTGCTCCAGAGCATGGTACTAACATTACAATAAGAAAACGATTTAGTCAGGTTAGATTAACAGGACATGACTTCCTAGACATTGGTACAGGTAACTTTGCAAGTACTAACTATCCAGGAACACCGTCTGTTGCTAATGATCCAGGAGATGAAGTTACAGAATCAGGCGGAGGTAGAATATTCTACACAAGTACTGACCAAGATGGTAACTTTAGAGTAGGTAGATTGTTCAACGTTGAACAGTCAACAGGATCTGCGAGCTTGAATACAAGTGCATTTAGTTTAGCAGGACTACAAGAATTGTCACTAGGTGCAGTTGGCTTAGGACAAGGCGGCGCTGTTATTAATGAATTTAGTACAGATGGTACATTTAGTGCTAGTTCAGATAACGTTGTTCCGACACAAAGAGCAATTATTACATATATCAATTCACAGATTGGTGGAGGTAGTAGCTCTCTGAACGTTAACGCAGTTACAGCAGGTAAAATAAATATTACTGGTAATACAATAGGTACAACCGATAATAGTCCAATTACTGTAACTACGGGAATGAACTTTAACGGCGGTGTAAGTGGAAGTCCAGTTGCATTTGCGTACTTTTTAACAAGTAAAACATAATGGCTAAATACTAACATAGGAGTAATAAAATGGCATCAGGAATATTAGGATCAAGCGATCTTACAGCAAATACAAATACTACGATCTATACAGTACCAGCTGATACATATAGTGTTGTTACTATCAACTTTTGTAACAGAGGTTCGAATACAACAAACATTAGATTATCAACAAGTACTAGTGATACACCAGGAGCGGCAGAATACTTAGAGTATGATGTATCCGTTGGTCCAAATGGCGTATTAGAGAGAACTGGTATTGTAATTGAAGCAACAAAAAAAGTTGTGGTAAGATCAAGTCAAGCTAACGTAACCTCAATGGTTATGGGTATTGAAACAGCCGTACCGGCGGCATAACATAAGGATAGGATAAAGCAATGGGAAGAAGAATATCAGTAGGTTCACCAGGTTTAACTGTCCCTTTTGGAACTACAGCACAAAGAACTACAAATGCAGGTTCAGGAGCATTAAGATTTAATACAGATTTAAGTGTGTTAGAACTTTATAGTACTGATCAATCAGCATGGTTACCAGTGGGTACTTTGAGTGCTAAGACAGTTACAACAACGTATTCAGCGGCATCAGGAGAACAGTTATTCTGTGACACTAACGGCGGCGGATTTACTATTACACTTCCAGGTTCACCAGCAGTAGGTGATGTCATAAGATTCTTTGACTTAAGAAAAACTTTTGACTCCAATGCTTTGACACTAGCAAGAAATGGTAAACTAATACAAGGCGACTCGGCCAACATGACTATTAGTACAGAAGGCGCGGCATTTGATATTGTTTATTCGGGCGATAGCTACGGATGGCGTATTTACACTGTATAGAAATTATTAAGGAAACGTAAATGGCGACATACAGCAGTTACAAAAAGGTTACATCGGAAGGAATACCCGACGGATCAATCACAAGGACCAAGTTACAACCTGGTGCAGGTGCTTGTCGTAAGACACAATGGGTATTCAACGAACGAGGTATGCAATGCCATATGTGTTCAAGAAATAGTGGCTGTTGTCAACAGGCAAATGGTAGATGTTGCTATTGGTGTGCACCAGACAATGTTTACAAAGTAACATTTGAAATCTGGGGCGGCGGAGGCGGCGGTCCAGGACATACATGTTGTAATTGTTGTTCATTTTCAATTGGAGGTGCAGGCGGAAACTATGCAATTCAAACAATTGATACCAATCCAGGATGTCAATATAGTGTTTGTGCAGGCGGAAGTTGGCCATGTGGTAAATCACATACTTGTTCAGCGGGCATGGGTTGTAAAAGTTATGTTAACGGTCACAATCTAAGTAACTTTTGTGTTACTGGAGCATGTGGCGGTTGGATGTGTAATGGTGATGCATGGGGTCAAAGACATGCTGTAACAAACTGTGCAAACTGTCAAATTTGTGGAATTTTTGGTGCTGACTTCGGAATGATGGGCGGCATGGGTATGAAAGCAGGTACAACAACTTGTAGATGTCACGGACAAACAGGTTGGACAGGAGCGGCCGCAGGTATGGGAGTATACGCAGGTACAACTACTAATGAAGCATGGTGTGCTTGTGGATGTCATATTGTTTGGCCATCAGGTGGCGGAGTTCCAGGAACATCTAGTTACTGTGGTAACTGGGCAAAATGCTGTTCAGGTGGTTCAGGTCAAGGTGGATCTGGCATAGTAAAAATAACGTTTGTATAAGGAAAGAAAATAATGGCAACATACGCAAGTTATAAAACATTAACAGCAGACAATTTCCAAGACAATAGTATTACGGCGGCTAAACTAGGTGCTGGCGCTGGTAACAAATATTGTGTATTTTGGGTTTACAATGAACGTGGCATGTATTGTCAAGCATGTTCAGATGCTGGCGATTGTTGTGAACAAGCAAATGGTAAGTGTTGTTACTGGACAGTTCCAGCTAACACTTCAAAAGTAGTATTTGAAATTTGGTCAGGTGGAGGCGGTGGCGCAGGCGCTACTTGCTGTAACAACTGT